CTTCGGTGAAACTGATTCTTCCACAGGTGTATGGAAGCCCAAGGCTTACTCTGGCACATACGGCACTAACGGGTTCTACCTAAAGTTTGCAGACAACTCTGGCACGACCAGCACAACGCTAGGCAAGGACAGTTCAGGCAACGGTAACAACTGGACACCTAACAACTTCTCGGTGACCGCTGGTGCTGGCAATGACTCGATGGTGGATTCACCTACGGCATACGGTACAGACACAGGTGTTGGTGGTGAGGTGCGTGGGAATTATTGCACCATGAACCCTCTTGGTCAATCATCTAGCCTTATTACTACTAATGGCAACTTAGATGTAACCTCATCCACTGCAGCTTGGTTCTCAACAAGTTCAACAATAGCCATTCCAACATCCGGCAAGTGGTATTGTGAGTTTACTATTAACACGCTTGGAGCAAGCCCGTTTATCGGTATTTCAAAGACCAGTAACTTTGCAACTGGAACGATTCTTGGGTATTCGGCTACTAGTTATTCTGTAAATACATACAACGGAGAAAAGGCTAACAATTCTTCAGCAACTTCATACGGCTCTGCTTATTCAAGCGGTGATGTTGTAAACATTGCTGTTGACATGGATGCTGGAAAAATCTGGTTTGGCAAGAACGGAACTTGGTTTGCTAGTGGTTCGCCAGCGTCAGGCACAAATCAGGCGTTCAGCGGACTTTCTGGTGAATACTATGTATCTGCGTCTGTTTATTCTGGTATTGTTTTAACAGTCAACTTCGGTCAACGTGCCTTTGCCTACACAGCCCCCTCTGGCTTTAAGGCATTGTGTACAACTAATCTGCCTACGCCGACCATCGGTGCTACTAGCACTACACAGGCGAATGATTACTTTAATGCGGTGCGGTACACAGGAACAGGTTCTAGCCAAAGCGTAACAGGCGTGGGATTTCAGCCCGATTGGGTATGGATTAAAGAGAGAAACGCTGCGGCTGACCACGGACTCTACGATGCAGTCAGGGGTGTGCAGAAACAATTAGAGAGCAATACCACTGATGCGGAAACCACCGAAGCCACGGGTTTGACTGCGTTTGGTTCTGACGGGTTTACCGTGGGTGCGCTGGCACAGTTAAACACAAGTGCGGATACCTACGTAGCATGGAACTGGAACGCTGGCGGCTCAACCGTAACAAACACTAGCGGAACAATATCGGCACAGGTCAGGGCAAATACGACTAGCGGGTTCTCCATCGTTACTTGGACGGGTAACGGAACAAACGGAGCAACAATCGGTCACGGTTTAGGGGTTGCGCCTGTATTTACAATCATAAAGTCAAGAAGTGGCATAAACGGTTGGTACACTTGGCATCAAAATTTATCTGGCAGCAATTATGGGTTGTCTCTAAACGCCACTACTGCTCAAGACGTTTTTACATTCGGAAACTTGGGGACAAAAACAAGTACAACTTTACAACTTGTAACAGGCTCTAACGGCTCGGATAACGTGAATTTGAATGGCCGAACTTATGTAGCCTACTGCTTCGCCGCAGTAGCGGGGTATAGCGCCTTTGGAAGTTACACAGGTAATGGTGCTGCTGATGGGCCGTTTGTGTACCTTGGCTTCCGTCCTCGTTTCGTCCTGATGAAGTACACCAACACCACCTCGTATTGGATAATCTTTGATACGGCGAGAAGTACTTACAACCTAGTGACTGCAGGACTGCGACCAAACGATTCCGCTGCAGAAAACACTAATTTGTTCGCTATTGACGTTTTATCTAACGGATTTAAAGTTCGAGACGGCGGTGGCCTTAACGGCTCAGGGGATACTACAATCTACGCCGCCTTTGCCGAGTTCCCCTTCAAATTTTCTCTCGCACGCTAGGAGCAATAAATGTTTTTACTCAATAACGTAGCAATCTCAATTGACTCTGAACAAGTCATTAATGGTGTCCGCTACCCACACCTGCGTGACCCTGCCCTGCGTGAGCAACTAGGCATTGTAGAGGTATCAGACCCAGAGCAGTACGACCAGAGGTTTTACTGGGGCGTAGGCAATCCCAAACTTCTAAACGACCGTGAGGAAGTAGACCAAGACGGCAATCCCATGTACGTCAAAGTCTTGGGTGTGGTCAACGGACAACCTGCGATGGTTGACTCCACAGAGCGTCTGGTGACCAAGGGACTCAAGAGCCAATGGACTTATCAGATCAAAGACACGGCAGGTAAGTTACTAGCCCAGACTGACTGGATGATAGTCCGCAAGGCAGAGCGTAACATTGATGTGCCTGCTACTGTAGCTGCCAAGAGAGCTGCTATCGTGGCTGAGTGCGACAGGCTAGAGGCTGCTATTGCAGGCTGTGCAGATGTAGAAGCGTTGATTGCTGTAATCGGTAACCAAAACTGGGGTGAATAATGTCAACAGTAGACCAAGTCAAAGGCCAACTTGATACCCACGAAGCAGTCTGCGCTGAACGCTATGCAGGCATCAACGCTAGGCTGAAAAGACTAGAACAGATCCTGCTAGGAACTACTGGTTTTATCGTGGTTCTATTACTCAGCTTAGTTCTTAAAGTAGGTTAATATGAGCAGAAAGATTAGTGTTGGTGGTTCTTTAACACCAAATACAAAAACAACAGTATACACTGTTCCTACAAAGAACTCTGCTTATTGGCAGTTATTATTTCTATCTAATCATATTGGAAGTGATAAGTCAGTAAGTGCTTGGTGGTATAATAAACACAACAATACTGAAGTAACTATTTTTGATGCAGTTAACGTAGATGCTAAAAAAACATTACAGTTTGGTGGTAATGCAAATGAGACTGTTGTTCTTGAAGAAGGAGATGAGATTAGATTGTTAGTTGAAACTGGTTCTAGTTTTACCTATATTGTTACTTTAGATATCACCCCAAAGAGCGCAGTACAATTTAATGTTTAAGGAGAATAGTATGCCAATGGTAGATGGAAAGAAATACCCTTACACTAAGAAGGGCAAACAAGAGGCAGCTTCGGCTAAGATCAGCAAGCTTCGTAAAGAAGGTATGCCACAGAAACAAGCAGTAGCTGTTGGTCTATCGATGACTGGTATGTCTAAGAAGAAGAAAGCTAAGAAAGGATCTTCTCGTGGTTACTAAGCCCGGCCTCTATGCCAACATCAATGCAAAGCGTAAACGGATAGCAGAGGGATCTGGTGAGAAGATGCGTAAGGTTGGCTCCAAAGGTGCTCCTACTGCTAAGGCATTTAAACAAGCTAAGAAGACTGCGAAGAAATAATGGTAAAGAAAGTATATCAGAACCCAGAAGGTGGCTTAAATGCTAAAGGCAGGGCATACTTTAAGAACAAGGAAGGCGCTAACCTGAAGCCTCCTGTGTCCTCTAAAGAGGCTGCAAAGTCTCCTAAGAAGGCTGCTCGTAGGAAGTCATTCTGTGCTCGTATGAGTGGTGTACCGGGGCCTATGAAGGATGAGAAGGGTAGACCAACAAGGAAAGCATTAGCACTTAGGAAATGGGATTGCTAAATGGCAAACAAAACTTATCTAGAACTTGTCAATGATGTACTGGTTAGGCTTCGTGAGAACGAGGTTACTTCAGTCAACGACACAGCATACTCCAAACTAATTAGCAAGTTCGTTAATGACGGTAAGAGGCAGGTAGAAGACGCATACAATTGGAATGCTCTGTCTGAAACCCTAACCGTTTCTACTACTGCTAACCTGTTTAACTACGTCCTAACTAATGCTGGCATTCGATTTAGGGTATTTGATGTTTTAAATGACTCTAGTAATTGGTTTTTAGAAAACGCTTCTACTAGTGACATGAACAATTGGTTTTTAAATCAAGCCCCCGAAGTCGGATCTCCTCGTTATTTTAACTTTAACGGTGTAGACTCAAATGGCGATACTCAAGTAGACTTGTATCCTATTCCTAATGCCAACTATATTATTAACTTTAATATTATTAAACCACAGGCACAACTAGCTCTTAACTCAGACCAGATAAAGGTTCCTGATGAGCCTGTTATATTCTTGGCCTATGCAAAGGCATTAGCAGAGCGCGGAGAAGATGGTGGGTTAAGCAGCTCTGAGGCTTATGCTTTATATCAAACATCCTTAGCAGATCATGTGGCAAACGAAGGCAATCATTATCCAGATGAATTTACTTGGGACGCTGTCTAATGGCATCTCCATCACAAACGGCTAGTATTGCAGCACCGGGATTCTTTGGACTAAACATCCAAGAGTCTGCAGTGTCTCTGTCTTCTGGCTTTGCGCTAGAGGCTAACAACTGCGTGGTTGATAAGTATGGTCGTATCGGTGCTCGTAGAGGTTGGACACCTGTAAACACAGCAGTCAACACAGACTTAGGCGCTGCTAACCCAGTAGGGTTTATGTTTGAGTTAACGGATAATGGGTCTAGTCAGTTCCTTAGTGCTGGTAACAATAAGCTGTTTACTGGCACTACAACGATGACTACCAAGGCTGTACGAAACCAAGCTAACAGTGCAGACCTAACCTACACAATCACTGGTAACAACTGGCAGGGAGCTGCTCTGCCTTACGGCGATGGGTCTGCTGCAGAGCCTCATGCATACTTGGTTCAGTCTGGTCATCCTATGCTGATGTACCATCGTATGGCTACTCCGGGAACTGGAGCTACGTTTACAGTTTCTACTGTCTCTAGCGGTGCTATCACTGGTTTGACTATTACTGCTGCTGGCTCAGGATACAATGTAGGAGATATCCTAACCTTGTCTGGTGGAACTACTGCTGCTACTGTGACTGTGGCTACACGATCTGGTACAGGCATCGCTACTGTAACTATTACCACTGGTGGAGCTGGTTATTCAGTATCTAATACGCTGACCAGCACAGTAACAACCACTGCTAACCCACACTCTCACACAGGCTCATTTGGCTTCCAGAGGCTTGGTGATGTAGGGACCATGCCCTTGGGGTATTCTGTTGGTGACTTCGCTCCTAACTGCTCTCTAGCGGCTTATGGACGTATCTGGGTGGCAGACATTGCTGGAGATCCTCAGACAGTCTACTTTACTCGCTTACTGGATGGATCAGACTTCCAAGGTGGAGACTCTGGATCTATATCATTAAATTCTGTCTTTCCTAATTCAGATAAGATTATAGCTTTAGCGGCTCATAACGGATTCCTAATTATCTTTGGTCGTAATAACATTGCTGTTTATGCTAACCCAATCGATGTAACTGAGCTAACCTTAGCAGACTATATTCCTAATGTGGGCTGTATCGCTAGGGACTCTGTTCAGAGCACTGGTACGGATATTATCTTCTTGTCTGATTCTGGGGTTAGAAGCCTTCAGCGGGTTATTCAGGAGAAGTCCTTGCCTATGCGGGATATCTCCAAGAATGTACGGGATGAGTTGATGACTAGCGTGGCCTCTGAGACAGCGGCTAATATCAAGTCTATCTACTATGACAGGGATGCTTTTTATCTTCTTAGTCTGCCGATTACTAAGTCAGTCTACTGCTTTGACATGAGGACTCCTCTGCAGGATGGTGCTGCTAGGGCTACCACATGGAGTGCTATAGAGCCTAAATCCTTTATTGTGACTAACTCCAAAGAGCTATACCTTGGTAAACCCGGATACATAGGAAAGTACTTTGGTCACACAGACAATGGGACTAACTATCGGTTTAGCTACTACACCAACTACTTCGACTTTGAGCAGCCTACCATAGAGAAGATCATGAAACAGATTGGATTCGTGGTCATCGGGGGTTCTAACCAGAACGTAGCTGTTAAGTGGGGCTTTGATTATAACGAAAATTACTTTGCTTTTACGAAAAAGCTTGACACGGCGGTAGTTTACGAGTATAATATAGGAGAATATAATATTGCTGAGTTCTCAGACGGTATTGTCCTAGATAAGTTTAAGATACAGGCTGGCGGTACAGGGTCTGTTATGCAGATTGGACTAGAGGCTGAGATCAATGGTAACCCTATCTCTATTCAAAGGATTGACATCTATATTAAACAAGGAAAACAAGCATGAGTAACTATGTAAAAGCTACTAACTTTGCGGTCAAGGATGGCCTATCTACTGGAAACCCAGCCAAGATTATCAAAGGTACAGAGATTGATACCGAATATAACGCTATCGCCTCAGCTATCTCGTCCAAGGCAGACCTAAACAGTCCTACCTTTACAGGTACTCCAGCTGCTTCTACGGCCTCTGCAGGGACCAGCACTACTCAGATAGCTACCACGGCCTTTGTGACCACGGCTATAGCGGCTGCTACGGCTGCTCTGGTCCCTTCAGGCATGATCATGATCTGGTCAGGCTCGGTAGGCTCTATCCCTACTGGATGGACGCTCTGTAACGGCTCTAACAGCACCCCAGACCTACGGGATAAGTTTGTTATAGGTGCTGGCTCAACCTATGCAGTCAACGGTACTGGTGGCTCTTCCTCTGTAACACCGTCTGGTACGATTAGCGTGACTGGTACTGCCCTGACTGAAGCGCAGATGCCAAAGCACTTCCACTCTCTGCGTGGTCCTAATGGTCCGTTTAGTTCCACTGTTCCGTCTGCTACTGCGTCTGGTAGTGGTAACTACGGTGGTGGTACGCCTGATGACGGTACTGAAGCATACGGTACTAACTCTACTGGTGGTAATTCTGCCTCTGGTACGGCTGGTACAGGAACAAGCAACGGAGATACACACACCCACTCAGCTACATTTACTGGTACTGCAGGAACTGTTCTACCTCCGTACTATGCTCTTTGCTACATTATGAAGACCTGATGTATAAGTTTCCAGTAGTAAATAGACAAGAATATATAATGTACTTGGAGTTGTTTAGTAACTTATACTGGCTTCATACCGATGTGTTTAAGTGGTCAGCAGAAACAAAGAAACATTATATTAAAGATTTAAACCAGCTTCAATCACTACTTAATGCTCCTTTATATGGCTTAGTAGATAATGATAAGTTAGGTAGGTTTGGAGAAACATTAGGGTTTAAATATACTAAAGACTTATTAGGAAATGATGGACAAATGTATATGATATATACGAGGAGTTTATAATGGGTAAGTTTATTGGCGGCATCACTGATGCAGTTGGTTTAACCGACATCAAAGGAACACAACAACGAGGTGAACAAGCTGCTGCTGCACAACGAGAAGCTGCTCGTTTAGGCGCTCAAGTGTCTGCCTTCCGTCCTGTTGGAATGACCTCACGATTTGGTTCAGGTTCTTTTGACATTACGGATGTTGGAGGAGTTCCTCGTGTTACTGGAGCTAGCTACACAGTAGCCCCTGAGTTACAGGCGATTCAAGATCAGATAATGGGATTGACAGGCGGTGCTGTCACAACTGCTCAAGAAGCTCAGATGGCTGCACAGCCTTTAGGAGCGGCTGCTCAACGTCTGTTTAATCTTGGCGGTCAGTATATTTCTGAATCTCCAGAGGCTGCTCGTCAGCGTATCTTTAATCAACTACAAGAAGCAAGGATGCCAACACAGCTTCAAGAAGAACAAAGACTAGCATCTGGTGCTTTTGGTCGTGGACGTGCTGGATTAAATATTGGTGGTATTGGTCAGCCTGAACTGTATAGTTTAGCCCGTGCTCGTGAGGCACAACGTGCTCAAGATATTGTCTCAGCAGAACAGCAAGCACAACAACAAGTTCAGTTTGGTGGTGGTCTGTTTGGCTTAGGCGCTCAACAGCTTGGTCAACAGTACGCTATCCCAACACAGGCTCTTGGTCCTTTACAATCCTACCTTGGGACTGTTGGAACTCTTGAACAGCTTGGACAGCAACCATTTCAACTTGGCTTACAGGTTGGAGGTGCTGCCCAGTCTGGTGCTAATATTGGTTCTCAGCTTTTGCAGTCTGGTCTGTCCAGTGCTGCAACAACTCAGCAACGTGCTGGCGATGCTGCTTCTCAACAACTTAATAGCTTTATGAGGCAAGCACTAGGTTCTGCTGTTGGGGGATTTGCTGGTGGGTTTGGTGGCGGTGGTATGGGGCCAACAACAGGGCAAATTTATGGAAGAATGGGTCCACAAGCTGCTCAAGGTTTTGCTTATTGGGGCGGGTCTGATTAATTAGGAGAAGATATGGGAATGTCAGCACAACAAATATTACAGAGTGATCCAGAGTATCTGCGTAGACAGATGGCTCAGCAGGAGATGCAGCGACTAAACCCTACAGGCGAGGCAGCAGGAGCTATCGGTGCTTTGCTTGGTAGGGGTATTGGTAATCTAGCTTCTGGGCGTAGCTTTATGGACACTGGAGATGCTGGTCTTCGTAGGGTTTCTGAGGTTCAAAGTATTATGAGTAGTGTTCCTTTTGATCCTGAGAACCCTGCTGCTTATTATGAGGGAGTTGCTACTGCATTAAAACAGTCTGGTTATGGAGACTTAGCTGTGTCAGCTTTAAAAGAAGCAGCATCTGCTAGGACACAAGCTAAAGAACTAAGTCTCAAAGAACGAGAGATTGGTACACGAGAAAAAGCAATTAATACTTTTGACTCTCTTAATTTGTTAACAAAAGACGGAAGACCAGTAACTATGAACAAAGCTACTGGAGCTTTAGAGACAATAGACAAAGAGAGTAAACAGCGCAGAGCTTTTGATCCTACAAAAGATACGCTTGAGTACAAGCCAACAGGAGAAGATCCATTAAAAGCAGCGATTGCTGCTCTTATTGGTGGAGGGCTGTCTCAAGGAGGAACTGCTCCAAAAGCTAAGCCTTCTGAATCTAAGAAAGATGACAAGAAGAAACCTACTGGTCCTTTAAACCCTGCTGAATATGAAGTAAAACCTTAACAATGTCTAACATATTTAATCTTCCAAAAGCATTATCGGACGGTTATAGTTATACAGATGTAGCGGAAGCTTTAGCAAAGCAAAAGAATTTTAATCTTGCTAAGGCAAGAGAAGATGGTTACGATGACCGAACCATTGCTGCTACCCTGTCACTAGGTAGACCGATTACTGCCAGCGAGTCTTTCTTTAAGAACCTTGAACAGGGTTTAATATCTGATTACGCAGGGCTTGCTCAACTTGCTAAGCCTGTGTCTGAAGGTTTAAAGAAGATAGGCATCGATACCTCTGCTACTGAACAGACTGGTATTGAACCTGAAGGCTATTCCGATCCTACATCATGGATGGCAGGAACACCTGTCTCTCCTGAAGCTGAAGCACGTACACAAAAGAATGCTCTTCGTAATGAATTAGAAGCACGTATCTTAGCAGATGAAAAGACTGGTGCTGCTATTGCTGGGCGTATTACTGGTGCTCTAACTTCTCCAATCAATCTTCTTCCTGTTGGTAGAGTTGCTACCACTGCTGAGAAAGTGCGTGGCTTTGGAATTGCTGGTGCTCTTGGAGGTGCGTTAGATCCTGTGTATGAAGAACTAGGAGACACAGCAATAACCACAAGGGCTGAGAATATTGCACTTGGTGCTACACTTGGCGGCGCTCTTGGTGGTGTAATTGGTGGAGGTAAGGCTGTAATAGGAAGGATATTCTCTAAGAAGGGCAACGAGCTAGCTGACGTTACTGACGAAGTAGCGCAAGGTACTGCCGATCTAACCAAGCCACACTTCAAATACAAAGGTGTTGATGAAGAAGGTAAACCACTTTTTGAACAAGTTGGAACCAAGGCTACAACACCAGCCCCAACAAGGACAGCAGATGATGACCTTATTGAGGAAACGCAAAACGTATTTGATGTTACACAATTACCAAAACTTCCACAATACCTAAGCGGATCTAGTCCTAGCTTTGGAAAGTCTTCCTTGTCTTTTGAGACAGACTTAGATAAAGCCTTGTATATTGTAGGACGTTCTGATTCTAAGTCAACAAGGCACGAAGACTTTGTTCAATATCTACAACAATCTTTAGGCGTACCTAGAGATGAAGTGTTGCGGATTGCAAGAGAAGCTCGTGACGAAATGGTAGGTTCAATGAAGGTATCTCAAAGGGAGTTAGGAATAAGGAACCTTCCACAAGATTCTCTAAAGGTTTCCTTGTCCAAAACACTTGACAATATCTTAAATCCAGTAGATAAAAACCTTGACAATTTTAGTAAATCAGTGTATAATTATGGTAAGACTTTACCTGTCAATGAAGCTGGCAAGTTTGTAATATCTCCTTCTATCCTAAAATCTGAGGGTTTTCAAAAGCTAAGTACTGCTGTGCGTCAATATATGCCGAAAGCTTCTGACTCAGATAGTCTGGTTATGATTAAAGGATATCAAGACATGATGGATAAGCTTAAGGAAATTGATGGTAGAAATTTTAAGGCAAGGTCCTTTGAAGATATGTTGAAGAATAAAGACATGAACGAAGACTTAAGAATTAAACTATATAATTCTGGAGAGTTTGATGGCTGCTAAGTGTAAGCTACCATTCTATAAAAACTTCTTACCTGAGAAACGAGTTGCGCCTTTAACTGAAAGGCAGATTGATTTACTCAGTAAAATGAGTCCTGAGCGACAGTTTAAATACTTAGGTGCTACTTCCAAGTATCTTAATGATGATGTTATTCAGATTGTAAATAAGTATGGACAAGTATCAGATAGACTAAGTTCTAAAACTAGACTTGGTCAGAGTATGTCTGAAACAGAAAAGGAACTGTCGCAGGCTGCAGATAGATTAAGAAATCAAGTAGGCGCTGATTCACTACAAGGTGCAGAACAGTTTGCTGAATCTTTAGCAGCGTCTTATAAGAAGGGTGATATCCTAGAAGCAGGGCAGCGAGAGTTGTTATACCCTGTCGTTGCTAAACAGCTTGATAATCTTCAGCCTATCTTTGCTGCTTTAGATTCTGCTACGGCTAAGGGTGATAAGCAAACATCTGCATACCTAGCTATGGAACTGCAAAAGACTGTGATGGGACTTGGTGCTGTCATTGGAGATAAGAACGCTGTCTCCATAGCCATGAGTTCTTTTAAAAGATTAAACAAACTATTCGAGACTGGTGGTAAGATGGATCGGATATTTATGAATGGTGATTGTCTATGATTGAATTGTCAGCAAAGTGTATGCAGTTTCTCCGTCAGCTTGGAAAAGTTGCTACGGATATGTATTCTAATCCTAAGTTAAATAAACAAGCTGTTGACCTTGCAATAGGAAAAAGTTTAGTTGACGCTGCAACTACTCCGTCCTTACGTGCTCAGCTATCTACAGTTATCAGAAACAACTATTTAAGTGCTCTGCCTACGTTTGTTAAAAACTTTGCTGGTAACTTTGGTAGATTAATTGAAGCACCGTTAGCTAGAATTGCTGGCGGTAGGCCAAGCGAAGCAGTAGATATGATTGTTGGATATGCTAAAGCATTTACTAAAGTGTTCCCTCGTTTTGCCGAAGGCTTTTCGAATAAGAGCATTGAGTTAGACGGACGCACAGCAAAAGAATATGATATCTATTTAAAACTTCCGGGGCAAGACCCTAATAAGTTTTTAGATATGATCAATAGACCTATCAATGCTGTGTTAACATTTCCTCAGTCAGTGCAACGAGGAGGTGATGAGTTCTTTGCTGTCATGTTTGAGCAAGCACAACTTGAAGTATTAAAGAATAGAGCTAAGAATAGTAAATTAATGCCTGACTCTTTCTTTACAAACAGAGGGATTACTCGTGATGAGTGGATGCGTCAGGTTGAAGATGCTCTTGCAAATGGAGACACACGCACTCCTTTATGGAAAACATTTCAAGACATAGAGCCACGATTAGCTGCAGAAATAGAAGACTTTCAAAAGTATGGAACATATCGGTCTGACCTTGGCTCTTCTATAATTGATAGAGCAACAAGAAGTTATTCTAACTTTGCAAAAGATAATCCACTAGCTTCTTTGTTTACTCCTTTTATTATTACTCCTACTAACATTGCTAAGTTTGGTGCTGGTTATGTTCCCGGCTTAGGGCTACTTAGATTTAAACAAGGTTTAAAAGATATTGATGTTCTTAGAACTGACATTGATGATTTAATTGTGAAACAAGCAGAAGCTAAAACACCTAAGTCAGCAGAGAGAATAGGGCGTTTGATTGAAAAGAAACAAGGTCAGTTAAATTTTAAAAAAGATTTAAACAGAGATTTTATTGGGCAGCAAATACTAGGTACTGGTTTAGTTGCTTATGCTTATGGACTAGTAGCAGATGATCGTTTAACTGGTGAATACTCTTTAGATCCAGAGATACGTACTCGTCAGATTGCTTCTGGCAAACCACCCTCGTCTATCCGTTTAGGAGATAGATGGGTTGGCTTTGCTGGTATCGAACCACTTCACACTATTTTATCATTGACTGCTAATACACTAGAGGCAGTTCGTGATGGGCAATTAAAAGGTCAAGAACTAACTGCATATGCTGGAGACTTTGCTAAAGTTATTAAGGCAGCGTTCTTAGATAAAACTTTTACCGAAGGTTTGTCTAATGTTATGGGCGCGATGGAAGACCCTGATAAAATACCGTCTACACTTGTAGCCTTAACTAATGGACTAACTCCTAATATTTTAAACAACATCGCACGTATAGAAGACAAAGTTGCTCGTGAGGTAAGAGACCCTGAATTAAGCACATGGATTTTAAATAATCTTAAGTCTCGTCTACCGGGACAAAGGGCAGATGTTCCAATTCAGTATGATGTAGCTGGACAACCAAGGCAATTAGGATCTACTGGTGAACTACTTACTGGTTTTATTAATCGTCCTGCAGAGCAGACCATAGCACAATCATTCTTTAATAACCCAGAGTTAAAGATTAAGATGCCTTCTCGTACACTATACGGGGTAGAACTTCGAGGTGAGCAGTATGAGCGTATGTCTAAGATGATGGGTGAGATGTCTAACACGGTTGCTACTTCCTTTGCATCTAACCCCGGCTTTCAAAGACTGCCAGATTCTCTGAAGGCAGAGTTGTTTACTAATGTGGTAAGCACAATTCGAAGTAATGTTAGACTTATGATGTTGCCTGAGATCGTACAAGATCCTAAACAGAGGCTTAAGTTTATTGCAGAAGAGTTTCAAAAGCGTGGTCTAAATCCGTATAGCATGGGAATAAACATTGAATAAGCGAACCAGTAACCCAAGTTACAAACCTTAAGGACCGCTATGATTACCCTACTTTCTACCCTTGCCTCCTTCTTGGCTGGTGGGCTACCTAAGTTCCTAGACTTTTTCCAAGATAAGTCTGATAAAAAACACGAATTAGAGCTAGCCAAATTGCAGATGGCTAGGGAATTGGAGATGGCAGATAAGGGGTTCCTAGCTCAGGCTAGGGTGGAGGAGATAAGGACTGACCAAATTGCAATGCAGACTGCAGTTCAGGAGAGAGAAGCCCTATATGCTCACGACATTGCCATAGGGCAGGGAGCCAGTAGGTGGGTCATAAACCTAAGAGCTAGCGTCAGACCAGTCATAACCTACGGTATGTTCTTTATGCTGGTGATGGTCAATGTGTTTGGTTTCTTCTATGCTTGGAAGCAGAACGTCCCATTTGACCAAGCCTTAAACCTGCTTTGGGATGAGGACTCAGCTATTATTTTCTCATCTATCATAGCATTCTGGTTTGGGTCACAGACTTTCAATAAGAAATGAAAGTATCAAAGGAATGCATAGAGATGATCAAGCACCACGAAGGAGTGAGGACAAAGCCTTACAGGTGTCCAGCTCTTCTGTGGACTGTGGGTGTTGGTCATGTGATAGACCCCAACCATATCAGGGTTCCTTTTGAGGAACGCAAAAGCCTCGCAATACCCAGTGGGTGGGACAGAGTGCTATCAATGGGTGAGGTCAACGACATCCTCGCCAAAGACTTGGTCACGTTTGAGAGAGGTGTACTACGACTGTGTCCTACTGGTCTTACTCAGTCTAGGTTTGATGCACTCGTCAGCTTTAGTTTTAATGTGGGACTTGGTAACCTCCAGCGTAGCACCATAAGACAGCGACATAACCGTGGAGACTTTGAGGGAACTGCAGAAGCTTTCATGGACTGGACGAAAGCTGGGGGAAAGGTCCTTCCCGGACTTGTTAAGCGCAGGAAGGACGAAGCAGCATTATATCTAGAAGCTGACAAGCAATCTTAAGAATGCAAAGTCTACTACAATATACCTTTCATCTTCTAGAGTTTCTACATACTCAAAACCAAACATCAATCCAGATATAAAAATTAAGTCTATAGTCATATTAGATCTCGCAATGTCCAGCTACACAGGCTAACGTCTGAGCACCTTCAACATTGTCTTCCTCTTCCTTAAGATTATCCCAATCAATTGTCTCAGGCATCTTAGCCTTTAACTCCTCATACTGTTCTTTAGTACACTCCTCGTAAGGAGCTTGTCGATAAGAGCCTCCATCCCAAGGCAGGAAAGAGATGCCACTAATCTCATCGAAGTTCCTCCACACCCACGCTCCTACGTCCATCCACTCATCCTCCTTGACAGAGATAGTGACAGAGGGTTTGTGCTCACACCAGTGACGCTGATACATAAGCCACAAGTCTAAGTGCTGCATAGCTGTTAAGTGCTCACGAGTACGAGAAGACTCTGGTGCTTTCACTGGGAAAGAAAACACAGCAGTGCTGTCAGGTCTCATGACACAGTCCTCTGTAGGGATACCTGAGTCTGTTAAGAACTTCGTGAGAGGATCTTTCTTATCTCCACGCACCCGGCGAACATAATACTCACTATGTCTAGTATGAATACCAGAGGCAGAATTAACAAGTTGAGACACAGTGCCACTAGGTTTGACACAAGTAATCGCAGCAGACACAGGAATTCCCAACCGTGTTGCAAACTCATTATTGGTAGTAATCGAGACATCTCGTAAGTATTCAAGAGATTGCGTAGTGCTTTCACATACCCTCCCCATCCAAGGATTATCTAAGATACCAGTTAATGATACACCCAATAGACGCTCCTCCTCAGTGTTCTTCTGCCAAATCTTACGAAGATATGGGAAGTGCGTCAGAGTGCTCTGGAACGTGCCTAAGATTGTGGCGATGCGTACTTTATTAGCCAAGTCTGCAACGGTATCTTCGGCCCGTACAACGACTTCTGTGAGGTTACAGAACTGGTATGGACGTAAGATAATTTCTGAGCAGGGGTTCGTACCAAAGTCGTAATCTGAATCACGTCTCCCATTCTTTGCAGCTTGAGTTTTGCTTGCTGCTCGTGAGAAGATTCCTCGCTCTCCAGAGTGACTGTTATAGAGGCTAGTCCACTCTTGGAGAAACTGTCCAATATCGGGTTTACTAATGTAAGAAGCTGAGTTGTTAGCCAAAGCTCGTTGTGCGTTGTGTTCCCACCAGTTTCCACTCTTTGCGCTCCTCATACGGTCATCTTCGAGATCAGACAGACTGATCATTGCACTCCTTCGTACTCCACCCACAACGACAACTTCCCCGATCTTGCAGAGAATATCATGACATTCGAGTGATGTAAGTTTCCTACCCACTGCTCCTTTGAACTTGTCGGTAACAAATCTAAAAAGTTCATCCAAAGGTCCGGGACCAGAGGCACGTCCTCCAAAGGTTCTGAGTCTGGCTCCTGCAGGTCTAATTTTGGATAGGTCATACCTTGCCATTTCCCCAGAGTATAGTAGAGCGATGAGCTGGCGTAATGCCTTGGCCCATCCTTCTTTCGAGTCCGCAACAGAAATAGTAGTTTCAGAATCAAACAACTGATCTGGCACTTCAGGTAATTGAGTAACATACTTATGCTCCACAGAAAAGCCTACACCTGTGCCACACAGGAGAATGTACATAGCCTCATCGAATGCTTTAGGGTCATCGATAGGCAGATAGCTGCAGTTATAACCAGCAGTGTTGTCACGGTCCAGTGCCTTGCCTGCAGTCATGATAGCCCTCATAGATGGCATAACATCTAGATTCTTGACAGCATTGATAAGCTCTAGGCGTAGGTCATTGTTAGGAGAGAACTTATACTTCTCTTCCAAGTGGTTAAACATAAAAGTAAAGTAACGGTCTACTGATTCTTCCCAGTGTTCACGGCGATTCTTCTCAGGTAGAAACCTGCTGTAACGACTCTTTGCAATAAACTGTTGATAGTAATCCATATTTATTATTCTTCCCAGTTAACTAAGTTTTGTAATCTGTCTGCTTGGTCTTCTATTATATCATCAAATCTTTCTACTATATCTTCAGACCTTAACGCTAGTTCTTCTACTAAGGTTATCTCATCCCACCTTTTAAGTCTCTCCTTAATCTCTTCTAATGTTAGGGTCATATATTATATCATACTTTTCTTAGATTTACTACTCTTTTTACGAACTACTTGTGGCAGATAACTAACTGCCTTCTCTAGGCCAGTATCCCAGTCAGAGTAATTATCCCACCATACTGTAGTCATATTGTCGTACCAGTAGGTTTTCTCAGCAACAGGATACCATCTCCAGCAGGCCATGCTCTCGTCACCTATTAGGTTCAGAGTCTTAACGCCAACACTTGCAGCACAGTGGGCGATAGCAGAATCCACAGAGATAACGGCATCTAGTGTTTGGATTTTGTCTGCTGTATCAACCCACTTAAAACTATCTAAGAACCCTTCTCCAATCTGCAGAGATACAAAATCATACTCAGGATGTCTTAGCACAAACTTATCTACTACTTCTTTAGGAATCTGTTTTGCTATCATATTCCAAGACTTGTTATCAGTATTATAAAAGATACCAACCAAAGGCTTGCTGCGCTTAGGAGCTACTATCTCAGGGTTACGGTACAGACCTTCTGCACCAAACCACCGATCAGTGGGTGCGGCAGGTAACAGACCATGCTCCATCAGAAGATAAGGCATAGACATCATCTTTATCCTAAACACCGAAGGAGGGCACTCGCTAGAGTTTTTACTGAACCCTGCCTTGGTATCCAGCCTACGCAGAAGTGGAATGATCTCTTCAGGATAGACACAGAACACATTGTTTGTAAGCTGGTTAATTATAGGAATGAAGCGCGAGAACTGTAGCATATCTCCCCAACCAGCCTCTGACCAAACTATTACATTACGTCCTTTGATGTTCTGTCCCGGCATCCAGACAGCAGCCTTATGAAAGTTATTCCTAACTCCGGGGAACTTAGCATTAGCATTCCAAAAGGCATCTGGCAAGGACCGAAGTTCGTGCAGTTTAAACCCGTTTGCCCAGTCTCCTTCACGGATTAAGTTCTGCCCTTTCTTATAGTCCTTATCAGCACTAGACCAGTTTATCTTTAGTGTTCCCGTCATAATACTTATCACCAATCTTATCGTAGTTGTCTATCATAAACTCTAGGTAGTGCTTAGCCTTCTCAAGGTCTTGCTTGCCTGCTTTCTTGCGATGACGGGCAACATACTTAATTACATTACAAGCCCAAGGGTCTAAGCCCCAGTCAAGGAATACATCCCAAGGTTCGATGTTAGCCTTGTAATGATCGCCTCCAATCTGCTTAGACTTAATGTAGTCACCTAATGTTTTATCATCAAATTTAGAATTACGATGGTAGGCTACATACCAGTCATTAGGGCTTGCGTTATCAATGCTCATACTTCTTCCTTAAATAGTTTAGAGATACTGGCATCTCATCGAAGCTCCCATTGTTAACCTCATGCAACATCCAGATACCACGCCAGTACTTGTTACCCTGACTACCTAGATAGTCCTCATCATGCAGGTAGCAACAACCACTAAACAACCCAGTAATCTGTGAACCATCAGCACGATTGGCATAAGCTATCTGCCTATTCTGCACATGACCCATTACTGCAGACATATGCTTCTTAGATAGCAGCGCAGCGGCAGAAGTTACAGCACGCCCCATAACGCCAGAAGTAAAATAATGAGCGTACACAACCCCATCAATGACAATAGGTTCAAGGTATGGTATAACTTCCCAACCACAATGTTCGTAGTTAAGGTCGCTGAGACCAATAGTTCCATCAAGTTTAGGGTCTCCTTCGATAGCTCTGGAAATTCTTTCTTCATGGTTTCCAAGGGTAAGCACCATTCTTGGTCTGTATTGTTTCTCTTTGTTTCTCTTTGCTCGTTCATTGTATTCCTTAATTGGTGCTAACAACATCTCCATTGCTTTGTTAGTAACATCGATGTCTGTTTTATAACGCCTGCCCTCGAAGCACTTGCGTCCTACGTCATAGCTAGACAGGCTAGGCATATCGGCAAAGTCACCAATCTGTACGATAACATCAGGTTTCTTCTCTGCTAGATACTTACCTACCCATGTCAGGTAACTAAGATCAACACCGTCCTTGACTTGACAGTCTGGGATTATGGCATGAACAGTCATTAGTTAGCATCCTTATCTTCGTTGTCTAAAGGTTCTGCCTTTTCCATAAACTCATCTGTTGCAATGTACTGGTTAGGTCCAATAGTTTCAAACAAACCATCTCTCTCCATGTTGTAAGGATCTTTTAAAACAACACGTTCCATCACACCGTTGTAGCCAGTAGCTTCCAAGAACTTACAGAACTCGTGGAGAATCGTAGGCCATGCAGTGAAGTCTGCAAAGTAGTGGCGTACATTAACAGTTGTAGCCTCTGGATATGTCGTAGGCTCTTCAGTGTCAAACTCAGAATCATAAATGAATCGATAAACTTTACTCATGCTTGCTCCTTAATAGTTCAAAAAAGTAATCTGCGTCTACCACAGCCAAGGGCTTATCTCTGTTTTGTTTGATGATGCAAACAGGTTCGTATCCTCCTGCGTTTCCTCTGGCTTGTTCGTAATAACCGTATACTGAGATAGCTGCTCTGGACTTGCATTCCAAACTAATTGGCAAGACCCGTCTGGCTGCTGGACTGAGTAGCAAATCCTCCCCGGAGACGCCCATACTAACTGAGCGAACATCGTCTGCCTCCAGATTGAACTTGGCTAGTATTAGATCTCTTACCCACTTTTGCAGGTGTCTTCCTTTGGACTTGGCGCTGCTCGGCTTCAAGTGTTATGTCCTTTCTTACTTTAATCCACTGCTTAGGTAGATGCATACGGGCATTGCTGTTGTCCATAGAGACTGTATTAGCAATGCATAATGCGTCATCCGTTTCGTCAATAATCCAACCAATGCTGTGACAGAGGTGAACTTCCGCTTTAACATCTTCTTGCCATTCCACATCTGCTACTGCGTCAACCCACTGGATGTACTGCAAAGGGCAGGTGACCAAATCTGGTTTTCGTTTCTTCGTATCCATAACAATTGTCCATTCTCCAAGACTCTAGTTTCATCGTTGTCGTATGCTTCGAGTACTGCTTTGTACATATCGGCTTCGGTAATACAGTCCTCTAGAATCTTTGCTGCCTTCTTTGGACCTATTCCTTTTAGACCAACAATATTATCAACCCTATCGCCAGTAAGTATCTGCGTATAAAAATGTTTGATAGCTTCTTGGTCATCAATCAAATACTTCTTATCCTTAATAAAGTTATAGTGCCAACCACGAATCATATCAAGGTCCTTATCGATAGACATGATGATATACTCTTCAATGTCTCCAATCTCATAAGCCTTTATACCAATAGCGTCATCAGCTTCCTGTCCTTCTACAACCTCACACGCCCATGCTTTATGTAAGTACTCTCGAATAAGCTCATAGTGTTTGGGTTTAGCTGATACTCGATTTCCTTTGTATGGTGCTGTTACTGCTATGTCTTTTCTGTAGTTGTTGGAACCAGTGAGATAACCTTGATAGTCCCTCACCCAAGGTTTCATCACTAGCTCCTCCATAAACTCAGCACATCGTGCCAAGCATAGCTTGTCGTTAACATCTTCGGAAGCAAATCCAATTCTGTAACAGACGATGTCGGCATCGATGAGTGCTAACATTACTTCTTGAGAAACGCAGCCATAGCTTCGAGTGCCTGTGCTGCCTGCTTCTTACTAGAGAACTCATTGTCGTTGATAGTAACAGAACCATCAGAGGACACAGAGAACTTGAAACATTCTCCTCCCCAGAATGAGGCAGGTAATCCATCAACCTCTACTTCAAACACAGTCTCTACTGGTGATACCTTCACATTAAACTTAGGTGTTGGCGCTGTTAATTTCTTTGTTGTCATCTTCTTTCCTTTAGCTAATTATCTATTTACAGAACGTCATCATCAGCAGTAACGCCATCAGCACCTACGTATTCAATAAGCTTTGTTACTGTAAGCTTGTTGATACCAGCACTAACACCACTCTTACCATTCTTGTTGTAAGCATAAGGCTTAATCAAAGCAACGCCTCGTGAACCATTAGCTACCTTACACGTCACTCGATTACCTTCTGCATCAACAGTGGTGATAGGATAGTTCTTAGACTTAGCAGTAATGAAAAAACCTTTTTCTTCTTTATTGCGAACTGATATACCAACTTCCTCCAGTGCCTTGATAGCAGGCTTGGATAGGTTGCATAGGTCTACCTGATACTTACCCGACATCTGATTAGGGGTATCAAGAAACGCCCACATTAAATCAGCTTCAATCTTAAGAGGTTTTAAATCCATAATAATGTTCTCCTGAACAAGTTAAGTTAAAAGTTACAGCTACCATAATATTATAGCACATCAATGTAGTTTGTCAATACCCGGCTGTTTCACCTTATGAAATGTTGCCATCATCAGGGCAGTGCTGAAGACAGATTGAAGTTCGTCCATGTCCTGTACTGAAGTCTTCATGTGGATCGTCTTATCCTTTCGTATACAAAGGAGGACAACGTCTTCCATTCCTTCCCAAAAATCATCGTCCTTATCTAGTGGGTGTTTGCCCATGATTTTCCTTTCTTGTATTCCCCATCAAGTGGGCAACGTAACTTCAACACTGTGCCTGCTTCCCTAATACTCTCTACTGCTAGAGTCCCTACCTTGTCAGCTTGATCAGCTAAACATTCTATCTGCCACTCGTCATGCACGTTAGCTACAAACTTAGCTGACAGCTTAGCCTTTCGTAGCTTGTCGTACAGTAAGACAAGAGCCTGCTTCATTACTATTGCACCAGCACTTTGAAGCAATGTGTTGAGTGCGCTGTGCTGGGAACGTATCTGTAGCTTGCGTCCATCAAGACCCTCAAGCGTCCCTCCTTCTGATAACATTTCAACCTTTGCCCTAAGCTTTTGTAAGCTTGGAGTGTTCCGAAGAAAAGCACTCGTGAGTTCCTTGCCTTCCTTTGCTCCACCACCAACAATCGTCCCGATCTTGGCAGGTCCTGCGCCATATAGTAGGGCATAGATAAACGTCTTGGCTTGCGCCCTCGTAGCAAGTCCTGCAGCTCTCTGGTTCTTCGTGTGGACATCGGTTCCCAACTCTTGCGATCCCTCTGTGACTGTCTTGACATACTCTTGATCCTTCATATAGTGAGCAAGCATCCTAAGTTCTAGGGCGCTAGCGTCTGCGCCTACCAATAGATAGTTATCTATTACTGTCCAGCAATCCCTACACTCATGTCCCCAAGGACTACTACTGCTAGGAACCTGAGCCATGTTAGGACTGTGGTGTGTCATACGTCCCGTGACTGCTCCGTTGGTGATGACCTTACCGTGAACCCTTCCGTCCTCAGATACAGCAGTAAGCCACGACTTAACCTGAGCCACCCGTTTCTGAATGAGTAGGTATTCGGCAATGAGTTTTGCTTCTGGTATATCAACTCCATCCAAGACTGATTCATCTACTATCACTGCTCCCTTGTCAGTATGCTTAGTTGGTTTCCATCCCTTGCTCATCAGACGCTTAGCTATCTGCTGACGAGATCCGGGATTAAATACTTCAACGTCATCCTTTAACTGCTTGCCTGTCTTATCACTAACTCGTTGGGTGATAATGGGTGGGAAAATAGTTTGGAGTTCGTGTTCAATCTCGCAAAGCCTATGCTCCCATTGTCCTACTAAACTCATTGCTTTAGGTATATCTAGTTTAAAACCATTGCGTTCCTGCTCAGCAATAATACGCTGAACCTTGTGCTCAAGTTCAATGGACTGCTCAGAGAACCCATGCAATTCTTTAGTCAAATACAAATATAACTCACCGCATATGCGTACATCTTCCTTACAGTACTCCAGCATTTCGTCTGTCAACCCGCTGTCGAAGTTGTCGTATTCTTTTTTCTCCTTTCCCACCAGCGTGGCTAGTCTTTTTAGGCTGTGTCCGTTCTCTCTTTGAGGATTTGATAGTCTTGACATAACCAGTGTGTCCCGAACTTGGTTCATATGAATAGTAGTATTCCAAACCCTGTTTAGTACTGGAAAGTCGAAAGCTATCCCGTTGTGAGCTACTATCAGACTGGCTTTCTGAATAAACTGGTTGAAACTTCCTGCCTCTGTCCATGCTACCACTTCCTTAGTATCTAGATTGTAAGTACAGCAACACCAAATAGTATTGTGGCTAAGATTAGTTTCGATATCAAGTGCGATTCTCATCCTAATATTATATCACAGTTCTTTGTCTTCGTGTGTCTCTGTCATACGCCCAGTGATGCGGTCATAGTACAAAGCACAGGCAGGACCAGTCAGACCACTGAATCGATTCTTAAGAACCCTGACTCGTGTGGTGTGTCGCTCCTTGAGATCCTCTGACTGACCATTACGTTCAAGACCTAGCACCATGTCAGACAACTGGCCAATGGAACCTGACCCACGCAAGGCAGACAAGGACGTAGCTGCTCCTTCCTCATGGCCCTTACCATCAGGACGCTTAAGGTGCGAGACACAGAATAAACTAATGCCAGTCTCCTGTACAATCATGCGAAGCTTGGTCATGATCTCGTCTAGAGCTTTACGTTCATCTCCATTGTCTTGTGCAGATACCACAATAGACACGTGGTCAAGGAAAATAAACCTGCACTCAAGAGCCTTAGCCATAAAGCGGACTCTGTTGATAATGTTGTCGATTGCAGTAGACCCAAAGTGATCAAAAAGAAACACACGTCCAGTACCCAAAGTGCTGTCAAAAGCAGACTTAAGTTCGTCATCTGTTACCTCAGTATCAGGTAGGTGCAATGGTTTATTGGCTGCTAAACTCATGATGCTCTTAGCAGTACGCTTCACAGACTCTTCAAGGAACAGTAACCCAATGTTATCTTGACTGTTGTTGAGGATATGATAGACAATCTCTCGAAGAAACTGTGACTTACCAAGTCCAGATCCTGCAGTGATTGTAACTAACTCACCCTCACGCACACCATAGGTCAGATCATTCAGACCAGAGAAAGGATACTGAACCTTAGCTAGCTCGACTGGTTGGTTGACCAAATCCCACAACCCAGCACCATCGATGATACCATCAGGCGTGAAACGCTCAGCCTTCCACCACAGGTCTACGAATTCCTTCCCTTGTCCTTGCCCATTGTATTCGCAGGCATCCTTAACATCTTTGGTTCCTTTAAATATCTTGGCTTTAGTTCCAAGGATTTCAGCAACTTGTGCAGCAGCAGTTCTGCCTGCATCATCATTGTCAAAACATATGACGATGTTCTCGAAGGAGTCGAGCCATTCGTAGTTCGTCTTGATATCCTGTACTGCATTACCTGCACCATTCCTAACAGAAACCACAGGGTACTTAGAACCCAGCATCTGATACGCTGCCGCAGCGTCAAACTCGCCTTCCGTGATTGTAACATACTTCCCTCCTTTGGTAAACAACTGCTGCCCAAAGAGAGTTCCTTGTTGCCATGTCCCTTCGATGCTAAATCGTTTATCGTCTGTGTTGCGCTTCTTGTATGCTACTAAGCTATCTCCGTTGTAGTAGGGGAAGTAATAGTAGTTATCCTTTACACCAATACCATAGGTCAAGCAGGTATCACGAGTCAGTCCTCGATCAACCACAGAGCCATAGATTAGGTCATGTACGTTAGTCATCTTTGATTGAACCTTGGTTAGGTTTGGTTTCATATCGCCCTTGGTTGACTTCTTCTCACCACACTTGAAGCAAAGACTACCCCAGTCATAGTAGGTAAGTGCATCACTACTACCACAGTCAGGACAAGGTTGGTGTGCCTTCAGTTGTTCAGCCACTGGTCTTCTCCTGATAGGGACGTACAAACCACAGAGGACAGACAGTGACAGTACAATGCTTCACCTCGTCAGTGTCTCCATGACAGCAGTCGTAGCACTTGGCGTTGATGCTTTTGCGTAGGCTAGTCTTGTCTTCCTCCCAGTGTTGGACTGGTGTCTTATGCTTGTACCCAGCCTTCTTTGCAGCGTTAGCTTTTGCTAGGTTTAAAATCAGTTTCTCTTGCAATTTGAACTCCAAAATAGATAGTTATCTATGGTTAGGTATTCGGATATAAAGGGACAGCACATGAAATGCAAGCCAAGGTGCAATTCAAAAGGCTACATCGCCTAATTGACTGAAGTCATTGACACGCTTATCTAACTCCTTGCGTTGCTCTAACAGGACAGCCACATCTTTTATGACTTGGTTTGTCCCTAGTAATTCTACATAGTCTGCCACGTCATTGAGACAGAACCAGTAGTGTGCTTCTTCTTGAATCTGCTGTTGCTCTTGAGAGTTCATACTAAAGTATCCTTATTAAGATAATAATAATATTAAAGAACTACTTAATACTTAGTACTACATAGTATTGTATCATACCTGTTCTTCGTTGTCAAGATCATAGTTGATACACCCATCATCGACTTCCTCACCGTCATCTAAGTCTGCTCTGTCGATAGTTAACACATCATCACTAATAGTATAGTAGCAATTGTTACACAAGTCAAGAAACTCTTCAGTCTTTAGGGTCTTTCGAGTAGCTTCGAAGTCAGTTAGTGCTGCGTTGCAGCTAAGACATCTCATTTAGTCACCCACTCTTTATTCGTACTTACCATAATATTCCTCACGTTCTTTAAGTGTCTCTAACAATTGTAGCTTATCTTTCCTGCTCATGTAAAACCAATTCTCTATCTCCATCCTTGATCTGTGACAACCATAGCATAGCTTAGTATCAAAGTCAATCTCGCATACCTCGATACAAGGTGACTTAATTTCAGGTTCGTTAGTCACTTCATAGCCTCCAGTGTCAAACCCACGTTTCCCACAGCGTAACCTATAAAGGCTATGCCTAGTCCAGTGTTGCCTTTAGTAAGTAAGTCAACGCTCACCACTGCGTACACAATACCAATTCCTGCGATAAGCCATGCGCTCATAGATGACCTGCCGTATAAAAGATTAGATATATAAACACAATAGGAAATGATAGACCCAAGATAAACTGTATGAGTCTATACATTATTTTCCTTGTCTTTGTTTAACAACTGCCTAGCCTTGACAAACACAGTTGCTGAGTGTAAGCCAATGATATACTCTAGCTTACCAACAACAGCCCAAGCCTTTGCTTCAATCGCAGTGTCTTGTAGATCAATAATCTTGGAGAGGATAAAGACTTCATCATCCTCAGCATTCTTAGCGTTCTCCTCAAGTTCACTGATTCTTGCCTCAAGGTTTTCTACCATCTCCATAGGCACGCCTTGCTGGTCGGCATCATTCCAATCATCATAATTATATTCTCTCATAGGTTTCTCCTTATGTTTACCTGCGCCGCTACGCTGTGCGTACTTGGCTACAAAGTTGCGCTGTTTCATCACACTCCACCTCTGCCTGTGTTTCAATCCAGACATGAGCGCCGCATGACAGTGGCTTATCAGGACTGTAAACGATTTCCGAAGCACCGTGTATCTTCACACGATGAGCATACATATTACTCTTATAAGTCTTAACTGTCAAGACAGGGAAGTTGTAACCAGTCTTGCGGTTATGTTTAATAATGTGTTGGTTTACATGGATTATAGTTTTCATATGAATCCCTTCGCTATAATAAAGAATGCAGGTATGAATGTTACCATCTTTTTAAGGTTTGTCAAGGATATTTTAGGGGCAATACTATTACCCTCCCTATCAACGCCTAACACTAGTGCCTTGCCACACAGTGGTTGAGAGTAGCCCTTAATCATAAAGAATTCTGGGTTGTCTTTATACAGCCCTTCATCATCAACATATAATGTATCTTCCCCGTTAAACCCTACACAGTCAAAGGTCTGACAGTCAATAAGTTTGTAGATATCCTCATAGTTTCCTGAGTAGTCTACCTTAGTGATGCTGTGCTCATACGGGTCAATCAAATATGCTTTCATAGTTCGCCTTCTCCTTAGATAATTATCTAAAACCCAATACGCTCTAGTTGTTCCTTAAGCTTGATCTGCTGAGGAGTATGCTCGATAGGAAACCACTGGTCAGCAATCTTGACATGAGAGATGTCATGTGAATAGACAGACCCCATCTCAGTAAAGTCACCATACACAGTAGCCATGCGAGTGTTGCCCTTCATATTGTCAGCAATCTCTGCCTCCCAGCCATTGGACAGTTTGATGCGACTGCCACGCTTTAGGTCATTAGTCTTCATACAGTCTCCCTGATAGAATACAAGTCATCACAACGAATCTTCATAACAGCATCCCGCAGTGAGCGATACGCCACGCGAATGTCTACCTCTGAGTGCTCTGTGAAACCACCATTCTCAATCTCTTCGATTAAGTCTTGCATATGATACAGCATATCTTTTGTGTCCATGACTATCCCTTTATCTGAATGAGTTTAATAACCTTAGCCTTTGACTTCCCGTGGTACGGATATGCAACCACAGGAGTCATCTTATCCCAACATTGCCTACAAGTCAAGCACTTTCCACCTTGTTTATACGCAGGACATACATAAGCCTCAGTCTTATAGTCTCTATCGGGTATGATAGTGCTAGAGTTTAGATAAGTATCTAAAATAGACCCGTCAACATCATCGCTAGAAGCTCTGACTGTAACATTAGACAGCCCATGCATAGACCTAAGTATAGCCTGAAACTTAGGAAACTTATACATCCTAGTGGGTAACCAGTGCTGACAATTGGGTGTCCTATTCATAACTGCATAGATCTTCTCAGCCAATTGAATATGATACATATCGCCTGAGTCAAACCATCTAAAGAATTTCTGCTTAGATAGTGATGAAACCATACGATCTACCCAGTCTGAATTGCGCCAGTCTTGCAAATTGAAAGCCCTAACTGCTTTGACATTAGGCATATGATACATACCTTGTCGGGCATAGCACACTTTGCAAGCAGGGACTGCTTCACCCGTGGAATCTTTAGACCCCGGACAAGTGTCCCAAGCCTGAAGACTCCACGAATAACACCCTAACTTGGATGTTCTTGATAACATATTAGACAGACTCCGTCTTTAAGTGGATGAGGTGGTCAGCACACACGAAACGCACTGACCAATTCTTGACACGAAACACTTGACCATCAGATGCACGCTGAATCTTAGCATAGAATGGGTTAGTAGACAACACCTTACCATTTAACTTGTCACCTTGACGATACACAGTCAGGAACCTGCCACCACGATTTTTTAACACACGATTGAAACGGATTGAGATGCGGACTAGATGAAACATTTTTAACTCTCCTTTTAGATAACTATCTATTGACAAAACACACAATTACTAACCACAACCACACTGTAACACAACACAACCGATTTGTCAAGCTTAAAAAAAGGGAGAGGGATTTCTCCCTCGCCTCCCTAGATTGTTGCGGGTTCCACCTGCTCTTCGACTACTTCGCTGGCGATTACCATCAGGCGCTCGGCTAGATCGAACCGCCCGTGGTGGTGCAAGTGCTGAGCTATCCGATCCAATTCTGCCGAGATATCGCCCAAGCTTAGCAGGGTTTCTTCTTTTACTGAATCGTCCTGCCCGTCTTCGTCTTCGGGTTTTTCCTTCTTGTTTAGATCTCTAGCGTACTTCGCCAACAATTGCACCGATTTCGTGGTGTAATCGTAAAGCTTGGTTCGTTTGTCTAATTCCTTCCAATTCTTTACAATCGCCTTGACTCTAGACCTGTAATTCTTGGCTTCCTTCTCATCCTCGCCTTGCGAGACTCGGTAATTTAGATAACTATCTAAAAACTGATCCATCTGGTCATCCGAAGTGATACTAATGAGACAATCCTTAATCAGTGCCACAGCTTTAGTGCCTGCGCCAGTCTCAATCTTGGCGAGTTCTTTACCGCTATTCTCAAAATTCATGGTGAATCCTCCGATTAGTTAGTTAATGAATAGATAACTATCTATCCATAGGCGTAGAATAGCACGAAAACCTGATCTGTCTACCTAGGGATAACCCTAATGTATTTTTATACAGTACCCTGTGTTGTTTTTTAGAGACACTTTGTAGGGTGCATCATAGTCTCTTTCTATCGCCTGCTCAGCCTCGATAGTCTCTAACTATTGGCACAGATCTTGCATAGCAAGAAGCATGCCAGCAAAACTGTTGTATTTTAGAGACACGGGGGAGGGGGTATTTCACATTATGGAGTTGCGGAGTACCCTACAGCACACAACAGAAGGCAAAATAGCAATTAAATAGTGGGAAAACTGCCCTAAATAGTACAAAATAGAACAGTAAAAAGACTATAGAAATCAAATACTTAGGAATTTACAGGACTTTGTAAGTAAAGGAGGTAGAATCTGTACACTATAAAGCTGCTAATCTGTACACTTTAGCTTCTAAATAGTACAAAGTACTTGACTTTTTAGAAAAAGTATGCTATAATAAATGTATTAAGAACAAACTATGTAGAAACTAAATACAATAATCATAATAATAATTCTTAATAATTTAAAACTACATAGATAATAAGGAGAAACACAAAAGTGTCCTTAGAAACTCAAGGTGTTACCCTGTCTCCCCCTAAAAAAAGAGGCAGACCCAGAAAAGCTGATGTCGAATCCAAGAAAAAGCGAGGCGTGGTAGGACGTCCTCCCGGCGAAGCAGCAAGAATAAAAGAATTTTATGCAAGACTTCTGTCCACCAGCGGAGAAAAGGTCATAGAGACTGTGCTCCGCAAGGCTATGGACGATGATGACAAAGATCAGGTGGCTTGTCTTAAGATGTGTATCGATAGGTTACTGCCTATTAGTCATTTTGAAAAGCAGGGACAGGGCAGGTCTAACGCAATACAGGTACAGATTGTTACCACAGGTACTCCTCAGATAGCTGCAAGAGAAACTGAAGAGATAGGATACGAAGTTATAGACGTAGAGGACTCTGGTGGCAAATCTTAGAGTCGAACTACATCCTAAACAGACGGAAGTATTTAATGATAATCACCGTTTTAAAGTGGTTGCTGCAGGACGAAGATTTGGAAAGTCTCGTCTCGCTGCTTGGACCCTCATCATTGAGGCATTAAAATCTAAAGAGAAGGATGTCTTCTATGTTGCTCCAACTTTTCAGCAAGCTAAAGACATTATGTGGACGGTTCTTAAGGAACTTGGACATGAAGTTATCAAAACTGTCCACGAGAATACGGCGGTAATAACTTTAGTAAATGATAGAAAGATTTACCTTAAAGGATCTGATCGTCCTGATACTATGCGCGGTGTTGGTCTTGCTTACGTTGTAATTGACGAGTATGCGGACATGAAGCCGCAAGTGTTTGAGCAGATCCTTAGACCAGCACTGTCAGATGTAAAGGGCGGCGCACTGTTCATTGGAACCCCAAAGGGCAGGAATCACTTCTACGAGTTGTACCAGATGGCCCAAAAGGATGAAGATGAAGATTGGTCCTCGTTTCACTTTACTTCTTTTGATAACCCTCTACTCGATCCTAAAGAGATTGAGGCTGCAAAGAAGTCAATGTCTTCCTTCAGTTTTAGACAGGAATACCTTGCTAGTTTCGAGGCCGCCTCGTCAGAGTTATTTAAGGAAGAATGGATACACTATGTTGATAGCGATGATACTCCTAGTGACGGTCAGTATTACATCGCTGTTGATTTGGCTGGCTTTGAAGATGTAAGCAAGCAGGCTAGTAACAAAAAGAAGCATCTAGATGAAACCGCAATTGCCGTAGTCAAGGTTACTCTAGATGGATGGTTTGTAGATACTATAGTGTTCGGACGATGGGATATCAAAGAAACCGCCAACAAAATATTAGAAACAGCAAGAAGTTACGATGTGCGGCTAGTAGGTATAGAGCGGGGAATGGCACGGAACGCCGTACTCCCGTACCTACAAGACTTGATGAAGAAGAAGTCGTTTTTCATCTCAGTGACAGAACTGACACATGGCAACAAGAAGAAGACGGACCGAATAGTATGGGCTTTACAGGGTCGCTTCGAGCATGGAAGGATTAAGCTAGTTAGAGGCGAGTGGACTAAGCAGTTCGTGGATCAGCTCCTTAACTTCCCTAACAGCGCAGTACATGATGACTTAATTGATGCCTTAGCCTATATCGATCAGATTGGTATCACAGAGTTTACAGATATGATGGAAGATGACGAGTACGAACCTTTAGACACAGTATCAGGATACTAACATGGCTATAGCCCGCTTATTCAAAGGTTTATTAGAAATACCAGAGGAATTTGTTTCTGCCTCCAGTAAAGGGGGAAGGTCTCTATTTGACGAGAAACCACCAAAGCTTACCCGTCCTGAGATTATCGGAGGGCAGAAAGCTTTAATGAACTACCTTGGTTCTGCCTCTGATGAAGAGACTGAGCTTATGGAAAGTAGTATGAAACTAGCAAAAGAGATGGCTAAACGTGGTGCTAGTTTTGAAGACCAAGTAACTAGAACTGGTATGGGTTATGGACCAGATGATAAGTTAAGGTTTGAGATTCCTGATACAGACGCAAGACTTACAATACCTGTAGATATGCTTGAAGAAGGTGAGACTTATCGAGTAAAAGATTTGTTAAGCCACCCAAAGCTATATGAGTTTTATCCAGACTTAGCTAATAGAGAAGTCAGGATGCTGAATCAACCAGACAAACCTTTATCATTTGGTGCGTATAACCTAGACAGTAAAGTAATTGATCTTAATATTGGTTCAAATCCATTTGTTAAAAAAGACCCAGTAGCTGTTATTTCTGGCTTGCTTCATGAGTCACAACACTATGCCCAGCAAATAGAAAACTTCCTACAGGGAACAAATAAAAATAAATTCTTAAAGAAGTATACTGACAAGTCTTGGGATAAAGCTTCTAAGTCTGATAAAGAAAAAGCTACTCGTGATTATTTAAAAGCATATGGTGAGGCTGAAGCACGCAACGTACAACTACGATTTGAAGATCCTTTCTTTGCACGTACTTCTGGTTCAAAAGATAAAACTAAAGGTAAAGTATTTCCAACAACAATGGGACAAGACAAAGATACAATGGCAGCATTTAACCGTCCTCTAGGGCCAACTGAATTTACCGACACAGAAGGCGGCGCTGTTGATGCAAGACTTGACTATGTTAATCCGTTTCCTAGTACAGTAGAGGATATGCAATGAGTGACTTTCAAGAAGACCCAGTATCTGAATCAGATAAAGAGTTAGTAGCCTTTATTATTGATCATTGTGATCGGTGGAAAGAACACCGTGATAATAACTATCAGGCTAAGTGGGATGAGTATGAGCGCCTCTACTATGGCGTATGGTCTGATGAGGACAAGACTCGTGACTCAGAGCGCAGCAGACTTGTATCACCTGCTATCCGTCAGGCAGTGGAGAACAAAACCTCAGAGATCATTGAGGCTACTACAGGGCGTGGTGAGTTCTTTGAGATGGAAGACGATGCTGCTGACCAGCAAGAGATGGATATCGAGATGGTTAAGCGTCAGCTTCATGATGATCTAAAGAAAGATAAGGTAGACAAAACTTGGGCAGAAGTAAACCGTAACGCTGAAATCTTTGGCCTTGGTGTAGCTGAAGTTCAAATTAAATCTACAGTTGAATTACAGCCAGCGATGCAACCAATGCCTAATGGGACTGGTGCGGCTATTGGAGTTATGGAAGTTGATCGTGTATCTGTTCCTGTCAAGTCGGTACATCCTCGTAACTTTGTTTGGGACCCTAACTCTGAGACTGTGGACGATGCATTGGGTGTAGCTGTCGAGGAGTACACCAGCCTCTTTAAAGTAGTTAAAGGGATTGAAGATGGGATCTACAGAAAAGTTAATATTGGTCCTGAGTTTAGTGATGCTGATCTCATCCCAAATCAACTGGACTCACTCTACCAAGAAGATAAGGTACGAGTCCTTCGTTACTACGGGTTAGTTCCTCGTGAGTACCTAGAGGATCTAGAGAATGAAGGTGGTGAGGTAGCTGACCTGTTCCCAGAGGACAGCGATGCAGACAAATACGCAGACATGGTGGAGGCTGTAGTTGTTATCGCTAACAACCAGTACCTGCTTAAAGCAGAAGCTAACCCATACATGATGAAAGACCGTCCTATTGTGACCTATGTACCTGAAAAGGTATCAGGTAGGTTAGTAGGCATGGGAACCGTGCAAAAAGGCTACAATATGCAGAAAGCTATTGATGCCCAGCTCCGTAGTCATCTGGACTCTCTAGCACTGACTACGGCTCCTATGATGGCAGCAGACGCTACAAGGCTTCCTCGTGGTGTGTCTTACAAGGTACAGCCCGGAAAGACTCTGCTTACCAATGGTAATCCTAACGAGATCCTATTCCCGTTTAAGTTTGGATCTACTGACGCAGGCAATATCTCCACGGCTAAAGAGTTTGAGACTATGCTTTTGCAGGCTACAGGAACTCTAGATAGTCAGGCGATGACCCGCTCTGTGGCCCAAGGCGATGCTGGTGGAGCTTCTATGTCCCTTGCTATGTCTTCTATCATTAAGAAGAATAAGCAAGCACTCATGAACTTCCAAGATGACTTCTTGATCCCTCTGATTAAGAAGGTAGCATATCGCTATATGCAGTTTGATCCAGATCGTTATCCATCTCAAGACTTTAGATTCACACCAGCCTCCACCCTTGGCATGGTAGCTAGGGAGTATGAGCAGCAACAGTTTATTGGGCTACTCCAAACCCTTGGTCCTAATAGCCCTGTACTTCCCTTGATCTTAAAAGGTATCATTAAAGGCTCAAGTCTGTCCAATAAGGAAGAGCTTGCAGCAGCCTTAGATCAAATGAACCAACCTAACCCAGAAGCTCAGGCTATGCAGCAGGCTCAGATGCAGGCCCAGATCCAACTGGTTCAAGCTCAGATTAACGAACTTAACTCTAGGGCAGCAGAGTCTCAAGCCGATGCTCAAGAGGCAATGGCTAAGGCACAAAAGACTATGGTTGAGGCTCAACTAATGCCAGAAGAACTCCGGGCTAAGGTTATTCAGTCAGTGTCCGCTAACTTAGATGGTTCAAGCCAAGGGGAGTTTGAGCGCCGTGCTAAGGTAGCTGAGCTTATCTTGAAGGAACGGGAGATTGAGACTAAGGAAAACATTGTCGAAGCTCAAATGAATAGAAAAGTTCAATAAGTACTTGACAAATTAAGAAAAGTATGATATAATAAATTATATGTTGTAGAAATACAACACAGTCCTAGATAGGAGAAACTGTGGATAAAGACATTCAAGAATACTATGAGGCTAGGTTTGACATGATGGCCTCCAAAGGATGGAAAGATTTTATTGAGGATACCCAGAAAATGCTGGATGCCTATAATAAGATCGAAAGATTGACTGGTGTTGAGGACTTATACTACGCCAAAGGACAGTTAGATATCCTAAACTGGGTAATAAACCTTAAGCAAACTTCGGAAGAAGCCTATAGGGAGTTAACAGATGAAACGGATATTTGAGTTCAGGTGTGCTAAAGACCACCTCACCGAAAAATTGGTCGATGATGAGGTACGCTCTATAGAGTGTCCGCATTGTCGCAATGAAGCTTCTCGTATTATCTCGTCACCCCGCATCAGTCTGGAGGGCATCACAGGTGCGTTTCCTTCAGCACATGAAGCGTGGGCAAGAAAGCACGAAGAAGCAACTAGAGTCGCTTACAAGAAACAGCAAGCCTGATTCCAAGTGACATTTTAAAGTTCCTAGAATCCGTTGTGGACAGGAGGATAATGTGGCAGCATCTTTTACCGAAGCGCAAGAAGAGTTATTTGAAGCAAGTGATATTACTCAGCAAGAGACTCAGCAAGTAGCTGAAGAACCTCAGACTGAAACCGTACAGGAAGCAGTTCCTGAAGAGGATAACCTTCCAACCAAGTATAAGGGCAAGAGTCTTGATGAAATTATCAAGATGCACCAAGAGGCTGAGAAGCTTATTGGTAGACAAGCTCAAGAAGTTGGCGAAGTACGAAAGCTTGCGGATGAACTAATCAAGCGACAACTCGACAATAAGAAAGAAGTTGAGGTCACAAAAGAAGACGAGATCGACATCTTTGAAGATCCAAAGAAGTATGTTCGTCAGGCGGTAGAGAATCATCCTGCAATTAAAGAAGCCAAAGAACAAACGGCTGAAATTAAAAGGGTGCAAACATTAAACAGGCTTAAGACAGAGTTTCCTGACTTTGAGTCTACTGTAGGAGACCCGGCATTTGCTGAGTGGATAAAAGCCTCTCCAGTTCGTTTGCGTTTATACGCAGCGGCTGACGCAAATCTGGATTATGATTCTGCAGCAGAACTTCTTAGTAATTGGAATTATGTTAAACCTAAAGCGGTAGCTCCTTCAGCTTTTGCTTCTGCGCCAGAGATTAAAGCGGCACAGAAAGCAGCAGTTAAATCAGCTACTGTAGATGTTGGCTCTAACACTGGTGCTACTTCTGCTAAGGTCTATCGAAGAGCGGATCTAATCCGTTTACAACTGGAAGACCCAGATCGTTATTACCAGCTACAAGATGAAATTATGGCTGCATACGCTCAGGGTCGAGTTAAATAAACTTAATCATTTAGGAGATTTAAAATGGCTCTTGGTACTGATCACGTAACAAAAACAACAGCGGATAAATTTATCCCTGAGATTTGGTCTGATGAAATCATCGCTGCTTACAAAAAGAACTTGGTTGCTGCTAACCTGTTCTCGAAAATGTCTTTCAAAGGCAAGAAGGGTGATGTCCTTCACATTCCTAAGCCCACCCGTGGTGACGCTGCGCTCAAAGCTGCATCCAGTCAGGTAACTCTGATTGCTGCAACTGAGACTGAAGTTCTTGTTAACATTAACAAGCACTATGAGTACAGCCGCTTGATCGAAGATATTGTCGAAGTTCAGGCTCTCTCTTCGCTGCGCCGTTTCTACACGGACGATGCTGGTTATGCACTAGCTAAGCGTGTTGACATTGACTTGGTTCAGCTTGGTCGTGGTGTTAATGGTGCTACCATTGGTACGAATGACTACGCAACTGCTGCTGCAAGCACGAACGCTTTCATTGGTTCGACTGGCGCAACGGTGTACAACTCCAGCACGTCTAACGCTGCTGCTCTTGGCGAGGCAGGTATTCGCCGTTCAATCCAGCGTCTTGATGACCAAGACGTTCCGATGACGGATCGTTTCCTGATTGTTCCTCCTTCAAGCCGCAACACGTTGATGAGCATTCAGCGTTTCACAGAGCAGGCTTTTGTTGGCGAAGCTGGTTCCGCTAACACAATCCGTAACGGTCAAATCGGTGACGTGTTTGGTGTTAAAGTATTTGTAAGCACCAACGCTGACACTGCTGCTGGTGGTTCTGGCACAGACCGTATCTGCTTGTTAGCACACAAAGATGCATTTGTGTTAGCTGAGCAGATGGGTGTTCGCTCACAGACTCAGTACAAACAAGAGTATCTTGGTACTCTGTTTACCAGCGATATGCTGTACGGTGTTGCTGAGTTGCGTGATGGCTCTGCTGTTGCTCTCGCAGTTCCTGCCTAAGGCTTTATAAGCTAGTGGCTCTCCTCAGCCTCACAAGGGCTGGGGAGTTTTCTTAAGCAGATACTGTCTGTTTAAGCAAACTAACGGAGATTAAATGGCTATCTATCGTGGTCCCGGTGGTCCCGGTGATGCAACAGCAGATGCAGCCAATGCTGCTGCACTAGCTCTACAGTACGCTTCTCTAGCTGCTGATAGAGCCGCTGACGCTGCTGACAGTGCTGACGCTGCTGAGAATGATTCTACTGGCGCAATAGCTGCTGCTGCGGCTGCTCAGGCTTCTGCTGCGGCTGCTGCAACTGCAGAGACTAACGCAGAAACTGCAGAGAATAATGCAGAAGCTGCTCAAACTGCTGCTGAGGCTGCTCGTGATGCTTCAGTCAACATGGCTACTGGCTTTTCTGTTACAGCCACTACGTTATCTGCAGGTTCCTCTGCTACAGCCTCTTATAATAACACTACCTTTGCACTAACATTAGGCGTACCTACAGGCGCAACGGGTGCAACAGGTGCTACAGGGGCCACAGGAGCTACTGGCGCAACTGGAGCCACAGGTTCTGCAGGACCAGCTAACACGCTGTCTATTGGTACGGTCACCACTGGCTCTGCTGGATCAAGTGCCAATGCAACTATTACTGGTACTTCTCCTAGTCAGACTCTAAACCTAACTATTCCTCGTGGTGATACTGGAGCAACAGGTGCTACAGGCTCGACAGGTTCTGCTGGGGCTGCTGCTACGATTGCTGTAGGCACTGTCACAACAGGCGCAGCAGGTTCTTCAGCGACTATCACTAACTCTGGTACTAGCTCTGCAGCAGTATTCGACTTCAGCATACCTAGAGGAAACACTGGGGCAACAGGCGCAACAGGTTCTACAGGAGCCGCTGCTACGATTGCTGTAGGTACTACGACAACTGGTGCTCCGGGTTCTAGCGCAACAGTAACTAACTCAGGCACTAGCTCTGCAGCAGTGTTTGACTTTAGCGTTCCTGCTGGTGTTGGTATTGTTGCTGGTGGAACCACTGGTCAGGCTTTAATTAAAAACTCTAACACAAACTACGATGTAACTTGGGGCAATGTAGACGCACTACCGTCACAAACAGGGAATAACGGTAAGTATTTAAAAACCGATGGCTCTGCTGCTTCTTGGTCAACTATTCCAACTAAACTACAAATCTTAGTTCGTGCTGGCACAACCACAGATGTTTCACTAGCCAACGGCTATTTACCTGTTACAAACAGGGCTGGTTCAACAATTCAAGTATCAATCGTCTAAGGACAAAACATGGCAAATAGATACCCTCTAGTTCTTAACGGAACAACTGTACAAGAACTTCAGTCTGGTGATGACTTAATTGGTTTGACTAACTGGGGCGCACTAGATACAGATCAAACATGGTCTGGCGCACAGCGTGGCACAGTCACTACGGACAATGATGGTTCATTCGACATGAATGTAACTAATAACTTTAAGTGTACACCCACAGGTAGTTTTACCCTGACCTTTACTAACATCACTGCTGGTCAGTCTGGGTTTATCTTACTAGTCAACGGATCTAACTACACAGTCTCTGCCCATGCTAACACCAAGGTAGCCACTGGTGCTTTGACAGCTATATCAGCCACTGGTACATACCTGCTTAGTTACTTCTCTGACGGTACTAACGTATTTGTAGTCAACTCAGGAGCACTAGCTTGAGCGTCTTACCAGTAGGATTTGGCTCTGCAGCTGGCGGTACACCTGCTGGTGCAGTAGAGCGCAGTCTGCGGTTTAACAGAGCAGATTCTGCGTATTTAAATAGAACGCCCGGCTCTGCTGGTAATAGAAAAACGTGGACTTTTTCGTGTTGGTTTAAAAGAGGGCTTTTAAGTGGTAGCGACCTACCAATATTCAGCGCACAAGCTGCAACTTACTACGACTCAATTAGATTTAAC